CTTCAAAGAAAGATTGCAAAGGACTTCTGGCCTGGTAGAGCAAATGGTAAACCTATAATGGTTCTACAAACTAATGGTGGAATGTATAATGAACAGAGACCATACTTATGGGCAAGAGATATGCCTGTAGCATTAGCACAAAAACTTGTAGATTATTATGCTGATGATTATCATATCTTCCAAATAACAAGACCAGCATGTGAAGTATTGGATGGGGTTGAAGCAATTAAAGATCCTATGGCTAACATGGAACTTGTAAGTATTCTTTTGAATAGTGATAAGAGAATACTTATTGATAGTTGTATGCAACATGCTGCTGCAGCAATGAAGATGCCATCAGTTGTGTTATGGAATGGTACAAGCCCAGAAGTATTTGGGTGGGATATGCATACAAATATTAAGGCAAAGAAACCTGCTAAATGTAAGTTACCAAACAGTGTATTGTTTGACTTTGATTTTATTGGTGTGGAAGCAGAGTATCCATATGTGGATGAGGATGAAGAGATATTTGATTTTGATAAGATTGTAGAGGCAGTCGGTTAATCATGAATGTAATTGGACTTTATGGTGCGATTGGTTGGAATGTTGTAATCTCAGACAATCCTAAGTTACTCAAACAATCAGAAGATAGTTGGACACATGGTGCGAGTGTAACTCTTATCAAAGATGGTGAGCACTGTGTCAGTATCAGTGAAGAGAGATTGAGTCAGATAAAATATGACGGTAACTTTCCTAGAAAGTCTATTGAGTATTGTTTGTCTGCTGGAAACTTAGATAAGAATGATATTGACTTGGTGATTGTTCCATCAATGGCAAATCAACAGTTCTATAAGAACTATATCAACAAAACTATTGAGAAGAAAGTTAAAAGATATTTTCCAAAGGCAAAGGTAGAGATAGCATCACATCACTTGTGTCATGCTGCCTCATCAGTATTCTCTTGTGATTATAATGAGGGTTCATTTCTTACATTAGACAATGCTGGTTCCGTTTTGTTTGATACTACAGGAAATATATTTGCTTGTGAGAATCATTCATTTGGATACTTCAATAAGAAGAAAAATCTATTCAAATATTATCCTGGTATTCCACAGACAAATAATCTAGGAAACTATTATTGGTTGTGGGCATATCATATCTACGTGAATAAGATTGGTAAAGATATCAAACTCACCGATCCAAAGTATAGAGAAACTTTCTGTGGTAAAGTGATGGGACTCTCTGCTTATGGAAATATAAAAAACCTGAAGAAGGATTGGAGAACACATTTTGAGGGCATACCACAGGTAGCATTAGAATCTTTACCAGGTAGAGATTTTAGTTATGGTAATCTATCACCAGAGAATAAGGCAAAGCAACTTCAATATAATTTTGAAAATGCAATGCTTGAATATATGAAAGAGTTAAAGGAGAAAGATTATATCAATGATAATCTATGCCTTGCTGGTGGTGTCTTTTTAAACATCCTTGCTAACTCTGTGCTACGTAAGAATAAGATAACAGAGAATATACATATCCCACCATTCCCAGACGATACAGGACTATCTTTCGGTGCTGCAGCGTATGGATTATTTAAGAATAAAGAGCAAGTAAAACTACCTCATAACATTTCACTATTTGGTAAGACATATAATGATGAAGAGATAGAAGAAGCACTAGGAGATACCAAGTATAAGAAGTATGATAACTTTGAGGAACTGTGTGAGGTTATTGCGAAACACCTAGCAGACAATAAGATTGTAGGATGGTTCCAGAACAGATCTGAGTTCGGTCCTAGAGCACTTGGTTCACGTTCTATTCTTATGAATCCTCAACCTAAGAAGAACAAGGACACTGTAAACTCACGCATTAAGCATAGGGAAGAGTGGAGACCCTTTGCTGGTATCATGTTAGAGGAACATCAGAAGGATTATTTTGTAGAGGACTATCCAAATGAGTATATGTTATACTCATTGGTTGTAAAACCTCATAGAAGAAAAGATATAGGTGCTATCACACATCAGGATGGTACTTGTAGAATACAAACAGTTAATGAGGAACTACATCCAGAAGTAACTACACTTCTACAAAAATATAAAGAGGAAACAGGATGTCCTATTCTTCTTAATACATCTTTCAATGATAATGGACAACCCATTATTGAAACACCACAACACGCTATTGATACTTTTAAGAGTATAGATCTTGATTACCTAGTAATCGGAAATTACCTAGTATCTAAACTTATATAAATTATTATGACATATCAAAAGGTTATGAATTACACAGTTTTTTCTAAGGACGGTTGCCCATATTGTGAAAAAATTAAACAAGTATTGGAGTTGACAGGAAGTAACTTCGTAGTGTATACTTTGGGGGAACAATTCGACAGAGATGCATTCTATGGTGAGTTTGGTGAAGGTTCTACTTTTCCTCAAGTTGTCGTGGATGGTAAGAAATTAGGAGGATGTACTGATACAATCCAATATCTTAAAGAACATCAAGTTATTAAGACTTGAGCTAAATAAAGAATCCGCATGGAGGTAACAAATGACAATAGAAACAATATTAGTTTTAGTGTTACCCATATCCTTTTTGTTATTTTGTGCAGGAGCATTAGGGGGTTGGATTGCTAGAGATTATATGATGAACTATCAGGAGATACCAAGACCACACCCTGAGATGTTTGATATAAATGGGAACCTAGTTCCCGACGAAATTGTTGCATTTAGATTTGAAAATTATGACGAAGACTACGACCAGGAAGAGTAAAACTATTAAGGTGAAGGCGAAGACTGCACCTAAACCTTTAGAGCAGTTGCCTAATAATCCATTTGCTTTTGAAGTTTTAGATTTAGTTTCTAGACAAAGAACTAAAGCTAAAAAGATAGAGGTATTGAGAACATATGCTGAACCATCTTTAAAGATTTTGTTTGTATGGAATTTTGATGAATCTGTAATTTCTATTCTTCCACCAGGACAAGTTCCTTATGCTGGATATGATGCTCAGAATACTTATAATGGTACTCTTTCTACAAAATTAAATCATGAAGTTCGTACCATGCATGAGAAAGGAGATTTTTCATTAGGGGTTAGTGATCAGCAAGGACATACTACTATTCGTAGGGAAGCAAAACATTTTTATCGTTTTTGTAAAGGTGGTAATGATGCTTTGAATGCCATTCGTCGTGAAACTATGTTCATTAATATTCTTGAAGGACTTCACCCATTAGAGGCAGAGATTGTTACTGCATGTAAGGATAAAAGACTTGGAGAAATTTATAAAGTAACTAAGGAAGTTGTTGCAGAAGCATATCCTGATATTAAATGGGGTAACAGATCATGACGGCAACTGCTGAGTTAAAGAAACCAGAAAAAAAGATGTCTATTTGGACAAAAGAAGATAAAGATAATTTAAAATCCAAGTATGGTACTGAAATACTTGTAGAGAATGGTTCGTATGAAGATGTAACCACTACACATGCACCTAGTGATGCTTATATCATTAGGTATACTTATGAAGATAAGGATTGTTTCGATTTAACTAGAGGAACAAAGATAAAGTTGTTTGATATGTATTGGGATAAGTTTAAAGGTGGAATAAAATCTATTGAGTATGGTAAGGGTAGTATTAAACCAAATCTATGGGGATATCAGTCACCTAAACCATCGAAGAAAAAAAGAAAGACTTAAAGTTGAACCCAGATTTTAAGAAAGATTATTACCCTAATCTTTTTACTTGGAAAGAATTTGAATACCTTCTTAATATTCGTCCATTAATGACGGATAAGAGGGTTTTTATTCTTAATGATATACACAGGATATGGGGTAATTCTGCTTCATCTATAGATAAAAATTGTTATCCACCATCTTTACTTCAAGATTTGTTGGAAAAACATACTTGTTATTTTATAGACATGTCTAGGGCAACAGAGAAAATAAATAATTTTGCAAGAGACATTGAAAATAACTTTAAGAAACAATGTGATGCACATGTTTATGTTTGTCGTAATCCAAATATAAATCACCCGTTTGGTATACATTATGACTTAGTGCCTAATATTATTATTCAATGTGAAGGACAAACTAACTTTAAAGTTTGGGATAAACTAGAAAATGTTGCTGAGAAAATGGGACATGGTAAAATAAATATAGAAGTAACTGGTGAACCTTTATTAGATGTTATAATGAATCCAGGTGATGCTATATGGATACCTGAGCATTATCCTCATCATGCTATATCAATTACACCTAGATTATCTGTAAGTTTTCCTATTCAAATATATGAGAGTGATGATAGGGAAGACAGACACTGGTTTAGATTCGAAGGGTAAACCAAAATCGACTTTTAATTCCAAATATTGGGCAAAAAAATCTCCAGGTATTTTTTGCTCTGTAGGGTTTTTGTATCACATGTTACAGACCTACTTGACTATATAGTATATCTGTGTTAGTATTAACACAACGTTCATCTCCCGTATTGGAGACGCAAGTAAGCCGACTCGGAACGGATCGTTCATCTCATGGACATACTACTCGCCACTCTTTTAACTTGTGAAGAGGCGAAAGGGATTATCGATAAGATAGCACCTTCGGCTCAATATAGAACCGAATTGGTTCAAATGGTAAAGGGCAGCACTTCTGGATGTTTATGGGACGCAAAAGCCGACTGAAGGAACGGGGCAAAAATCCCTACTACTTTGGAGCAAGCCAATGGCAAAAGTCACTTACCGTGGACACGAATACGATACCGAAGAGTATCGTAAAGCTCTTATCGCAGAGCATAATCAGCATAGAAACTACGAACTAATGTATCGTGGTTTAAAGGTTACAAAACCAGTTGCTGTTTAGTCCTAAACGCTAACTAGAAAGAGCATCTGCTTGACAGGTGCTCTTTTTTTGTGTAAAATAATTAAAAGTCTAATTGTTATGGAACGGGACAAATTAAAGTTGATAGTTCGCAATATGGAATTATTACTTGATGCACTTAAAGCTGAAGTTTATTCAGATGTTGAGTCATATAAGAATTCAAAGGCATTTGAACCTCCAACGGACTATGACGAACTCTACGATGATGACGATGGGTATCCAGACTAGCAGTAGATCAAAATTATTGCTAACCTTATTAAAAAGGTTGCTTAAGCAAGATGTTCTTTATACTGACGAGGAATTAAGACGTATAAAGGCACAAATAAAAGTCGTAGAAGAAGAAATTGCGATTTCAAAAACAAAACACTCAAAAGGATTTGGTAAATGAATGTAAAATTAATTCGTATGTGGTCTGGTGAAGACGTAGTAGCAGATGTAGTCAAAGAAACTGATGATTCTGTCACTATTGTTAATCCAATTGTTGCTGTTCCTTCAGGACAGGAGAATATAGCATTTGCTCCTTGGTCTCCTATTATTAAAGGTAATAATACTGAGATTGAAGTCACTAAAAAATATGTCGTATATATTAGTGAAACGCAAGATGAAATCATTGAGCAATATAATCAAATGTATGCTCCTGTAGCAACTCCACCTAAGAAAAGACTTATTCTATAATGACTGTAAAACTTGTTAGTGTTACTCCTGATGCGGAGCAACTTATGGCATATATTGCCAGAGTATCTAATCCATCTAATCAGGATAATGAAAAGTATGCAGGACTTTTAAAGTACTGTATCAAGCATAATCATTGGAGTGTCTTTGAGCAGTCTACTATGACTCTTGAGATAGAGACTACTCGTGCTATTGCTGCACAGATACTAAGACATAGGAGTTTCACATTTCAAGAGTTCTCACAGAGATATGCAAGCAGTAATGATTTAGGTGATATTGATTTACCAGAACTTCGTAGGCAAGATACAAAGAATCGTCAGAATTCTATTGATGATTTAGATTCCGAAATGGTTGATAAACTTAATCGTCAGATGATTACGTTGTTCAGTTCTGCAAAAAGTCTTTATACTCAAATGTTGGAAGCAGGAGTTGCTAAAGAATGTGCTAGAATGGTATTACCACTCTGTACTCCTACTAGAATATACATGACTGGTTCATGTCGTTCTTGGATACATTATATCAATCTACGTTCTGCACATGGTACTCAGAAAGAAC